GAAAGGCGACCGCGAACCCCACGGAGGACCATCATGGCCGACGACACCCCCACGTCTCCCTTCACCGAGGAGCAGACCAACAGCCTGCGCCAGCTCGTCAGCAGCATCGTAAACAGCAGCATCCGGGCCCGCGATGTCCAGGCGGACAAGAAGCGGGCCGAGGACCGCGAAGCGATCAAGAGCGACTTCGCCAAGATGTTGGACGAGAAGCTCGCGGCCTTCACGCCCGCGACGGACGACGGCAAGGGGAGCAAGCGAGACCGTAAGGAAGACGTCGAGTTCGCGACTCTCAAGCGTCAGTTCGCCGAAATGCAGGCCCGGGCCGAAGAGTCGGACCGTCGTGCGGCGGCCGAACGGGCAAAGAACCGCGACATCACGCTCCGCAAGGCGGCCGAGGAAGTGCTCGAGAGCGCCGGCATCACGGGCACGCGCTTCAAGGCCGCGTACGCGCTCCTGCAGCAAGAGGGACGCATCCGGTACGCGGCCGACGACACGGACGACATCGTGTTCACGGAGTCGACGGGCACCGAGGTGGACCACCGCACGGGGCTCTCGGGCTGGGCGAAGTCGGAGGAGGCGAAGCTCTTCATTCCGCCGAGCGGCACGCAGGGCAGCGGGTCGCGACCCAAGACGGGTCAACCCCAAGTCAAGAATGGCCCGGTCACGCCGCAAGAGCGCAACGACCGGATCAAAGCCGCGTTGGCCGACTGGGCCGAGCGCGGCACGTAACGGACGGACGCTGGCAATTTCGCCAGCCCATGAACAAAGGAAGACACCATGGCTGGTGAAAGCATCGCGACGATTTTCAATGCCTTGTCGCAGACGATGGACGAGGACCTCACGCGGCAATGGAACCGCACGACGTTCCTCCTCAAGTGGATCGCGGAGGCGGGCAACATCAAGCCGGGCCACGGCAAGAACGCCGCGTTCGACGTCGAGTTTACGAACGCGACGGGCGGTACCGTGGCGGAGGGGAGCGACGTCCAGGCGTCCGAGTACAACTCCGACATCAACGAGCCAGCGGTCTTCTCGTGGGCGACCTACCGCACGAGCTTCCAGATCTCCGAGCAGGAGATCGACGCGGCACGCGGCTCCATCGGGACCCCCGAGAAGCTGCGCGATCTCTTCGGGTCGCGTGTCGTGTCGGCCAACTCGATTCTCGCGAAGGCGGTCGAGCAGGATCTCCTGACGGGCACGGGTGTCGACTCCAACGGCAACCCGACGCTCATCGGGATCTTCGGCGGTGCGCTGTCGGCGAGCGGTGTCTACGGTGGTCTCAACCCCGCGACCTACAGCGAATGGGCTTCGACGCTGCTGGCCAACGGCGGTGTTTTGCGGTCGCTCACGCCCAACCTCATGAACCAGGCCGACAACGCGATCTTCATCGCGGCTTCGTTGCCGTGGAACATGATCCTGACGTCGGCGGGCGTCGCGGCGAAGTACGAGCAGTTCTTCACGGCCGGCACAGGCAACGCGGGCAACTTCCCGCTCGTGCGTATCAACGACCGCAACGAATACGGGCTCGGGGTCGCGATGGACGCCATCGGACAGATGGACAACCTGCAGTGGAAGGGCAAGCGCGTGCAGCGCAACCCGTTGGCCCCGACGGGCAAGATGGCGTTCCTCAACACGGAATTCATCAAGCTCCAGTACCTACCCCACATGCCGACCCGCAACGAGATCGAGTTCTTCGAGTCGCTCGGGTTGACGGGCAGCTCGGGCGACGAGCCCGCGACCAGGATGACGGTGCCGCTGCCCGTGCGGTTCGTCGAGATCGCGAAGACGGGCGACAGCCACAAGATCAGCGCGAGGTTGACGGTGGCGTCGGCCATCGTTCGTCGAAACGCGATGGCGGTCATCCAGGACATCAGCGAGAGCTGATCGCGAGGGGGGAGGATTCGCCTTCCCCTCGGGCCCTCTCCCATCACGAAGGTTTTTCTACATGTCACAGCCCACCCAAGACGACTTCATCCCGAGTGCGAAGCCGGCCAAGTACGACGGCCAGTTCATTCCGGTCGACACCCCCGGTGCCCCCCTCTACGTCGAGGACGACCAGCTCTACACCGAGTGGTACAACCCGACGTCGCAGGACGTCGTGCTCGAGGTCCACATCGGGACCGATCCGAAGAATGCGGCTTGGCGCAAGGCCTATCTCGAGGCCACGCCGGCACGCCGACTTGAAATGAAGAGCGGCAACCGCATCTTCGTAATCAAGGCTGGCCAGACCAAGCAGATCTCGAGCGACTTCGACCTCGCGATCCAGCGCACGCACTGCCTGCATCCCGCGTGCACGAACAAAAAGGATGCGTGCCGTGACCTCGACCATCCCCGCGTCGTGTCGGCGGGGTTGGCGCCGCAGTTGATTTGCAAACGGTGGCACAAGGTCCCCGGCTTGGCGGCCAACCTCGACATGGCGAAGGCGCAGGCCGAGCAAGCCATGGCCGCGATGGCGAAGGCGAACGTCGAGAAGCTTTCGGCCGAGATGGAGGTGCAGGGCGCGCGCAAGCTCCTCGAGCAAGCGCAGGCCACGGCACGCGAGGCGCTCGAGGCCAAGGCCCGCGCCGAAGAGGCGGCCGCGCGCGAGACCAAGGCGCGGCTCGAAGCGGAAAACAAACTCCAGTCCGTCGAACAGGCGGCAAGAACGAAAGGCAAGTGAAATGGCAACGGCATCGGTCTACTACCTCATCGACGACTACACGAACTCTTCGGGCGGCGCGGGGGGTGGCGGGAGCGGCAACCAGATTTCGCCCGAATTCACCGCCGCGACGCTGCTCGATGCCCAGGTGGTCGCGCAGCAGTTCGCCCAGGTGTTCAATCGCCCGGTGCGGCTCGTGCAAAAGGGTGGGGCGCCGCCCTGGACCCCGCTCTACACGCCCAGCACGTGCCGCGTGCTGCCGTCCCCCGTCCCGCAGTCGATTCTCTTCTGAGCCCGCGCATGGCTGACCGCATCTCCGCCTGCCTGATCGTGAAGAACGAGCCCGGACTCGAACGGGCCGTTCTCTCGATCCGTCCCCACGTCGACGAGGTCTGCATCGTGGACACGGGGAGTCATGACGGCACGGCGGAGGTCGCGGCCCGGCTGGCGGACAAGTTCGAGTTCTTCACGGACTGCAACTTCCCCGACGGCGACATCGCGGACTTCTCGCGGGCGCGCGCCAAAAGCTTCGCGCTCGCGAGCCACGAGACCGTCGTGTGGCTCGATGCCGACGACACGGTCGAGAATCCCGACCAACTGCGGGACGCCATCGCGTGGTGCCACGCGCGCTCCAAGGGTCAGCCGTGGCGCGCGCTCTTCGGCTACGACTACGACCAGGACGCCGAAGAGCGCTCGATCAGCTGGCAACAGCGCGAGCGTGTCGTGTACCCCGCGAACCAGTTCCACTGGGTCTACCGGGTACACGAGGGCCTCACGTGCCGGCTCGCGAACGAGTGGCAGACGCTCGAGCCCCCGTACCCCATCGTGTGGCGTCACCACTGCGACAAGACGAAGCCTCGGTCGCGCCGCAACCTCCGGATTCTCCTGGACCACGTGCGCGAGGTCGGGGTCGACCACGTCGACCCCAAGACGATGTTCGACCTCGGGATGGAGTTTGCGAAGTCGGGCGACCACAACCTCGCGCTCGCGTGGATGGTGCGGTTCGTCCACGCGAGCGACCTCGACGACGAGCGCATGCTGGCGTGCCTCCACATGGTGGATGTGTTGTCGTTTTGGCCGGGGCGCGAGCAAGACGCCGCGCTCTGGGGCCAAAAGGCCGTGCAGTACAGGCCCGACTGGCCCGATGGCTACTTCGCGCTCGCGAAGTTGGCGTACGGGGTGGCGAACAAGGTCAAGCATCGGGGTGACGCCGCGGCGGAGCTTCGCCACCTGGCGCGTGTCCGACACTTCGCCGAAAAGGGGCTCGCGCTCACGCGCCCACGGTCTTCCGCGCCGCAGAATCCGAGCGACGCGACGTTCAACGTCCCCGCGATCCTGCAGGACGTGCTCGAACGGCTCGGTGACGTCAAGGCCGCGTACGATCTTTTCAAGCACGTGGTGCGTGCCGACGACCCCGCGGCGCAGCTCAGGCTGCGTGAACTGGAGCTGCGCACCACCGACCTCCACGCGGGCAAGCTCGACGTCGCGATCGTGTGCGGGGCGTTCGGGGAAGCATGGGACCCCGACAGTGCGGCGCGGCGCGGCATTGGCGGCAGCGAGACGGCCGTCATCCAGGTCGCGAAGCGGCTTGCGATCCTCGACTGCCGCGTGAGGGTGTATTGCCGGTGCGACCGACCGGGCCTTTACGAGGGCGTCGAGTACCGCGCGATGGGGAACGTCGACGAAGTCGAGGGGTGCGACCTGTTGGTCGCGTGGCGCAGCGCCGAGCTACTGGAGAATCACCGCGCGAAGGTCAAGTGGCTCTGGGTGCACGACGTTCTGCCGGCGGGAGCGACGCCGTGGAACATAGACCTCGCGGACCGCGTGTTGGCGTTGAGCGCATGGCACGCCGATCACCTCCGCAAAGCCTTCCCGGGCGTGGCGGACCGTGTGGTACAGACCCGCAACGGCATCGAGTTTGAACGCTTCGACGTCGAGGTCACGCGTCACCCGCATCGCGCGATCTACAGCTCGAGCCCGGACCGCGGCCTCACGGAGCTACTCGATATGTGGCCCGCGATTCTGGCCCGAGTGCCCGACGCCGAGCTGCACGTCTTCTACGGGTTCGCGGGCTTTCCCAAGTTGGCGCGTGACGAGTTCGAGACCAAGATGGCGGCGACGCCAGGCGTCGTGCACCACGACCGCGTCGATCAGGCGACGCTCGCGCGCGAGATGTTGGCCGCGGGCGCGTGGCTCTATCCCAGTTGGGCAGGGGGGAAGCCCTTCACTGAAACAAGTTGCATCACCGCCATGGAGGCGCAGGCCGCGGGTCTGCACGGCGTCTGCTCGCCCTACGGGGCGCTGCCCGAAACGGCCCGCTATTGCGCGATGCCGGTCGGGGCGGTCGACACCGAAGAGTACCGGATCCAGTTCGTCGACGCGGCCGTCACGGCCCTCACGCTCTCGGACAAGTGCGACACTTGGCGAGAACCCGTTCGGGAGTACGCGCGCGACACTTTCGGTTGGGACCCCGTGGCGGTCCAGTGGGGCGAGTGGGCGTTCCGCGACGTCGCGATGGCGAAGGTGACGCCCATCACGGAGGGCGTGTACGCGGTGCGACCCAACCTCCCCACGATCCACATGATCCTCGCACCGCAGGCGAGCGGCGATGTCCTGATGGACGCGACGGGGGACCCAGGCGCTGAAGCGCAGGGCCGGGGTTCGCGCGTCGGCTTCCTGGGACTCGTGCGGGCAATGGGGGCCACGGGGCGTTGGAACGTTCGGGCGTACTCGACCTTCCGGCATCCGCTGGTGCATCGCGAGGGTGTCGACTATGTGCGGCTCGACCACCTCTTGTCTGCACCGGCGCCCGACGTGGTGCTCGCGTATTACGACACCTCGCCGCTCGTACACTTCGACGGTCGCCGAACCCTAAGGGTCGCGAGCCACCACACGTACCAGCCCTACATGCACTTCGACTCGGCGGACGTCAACGTGGCGCCGAGTCAGCACGCGGTCGACATTCTGCGGGAGCAGTTCGATCCCACGGGCCGCTGGGCCGTCCTCCCCAACGCCGTCGGGGAGCTGCCGATCGAGCGCCGGCCCGTCTGCGGCCGCATCCTCTACCACACGTCGGCGGACCGCGGACTCCACAACCTGCTGAACGCCTATCCCGAGATCCGACGCATGATGCCGGAGGCCCACCTGCACGTCGTGGGGCCGCTGCGCGCCATTCTGGATTCCGAAGAGCCCAAGGGGCGGCTGGGTGACCGTACGCGCGAGCTTCGCGCCAGCTACGCGCGCGCCGAGGCCGCGGGGGGCGTGGTGTTGCTCGGCAAGCTCCCGAGGGCGGAGCTCTGGCGAGAGCTCGCGGAGGCGTCGGTGTTCGCGTTCCCGTGCGAGCCCACGGCGCCGTGCGAGACCTTCAGCGTCTCGACTATGGAGTGTTGCCGGCTCGGTATCCCGGTCGTGCTGGCGCCAGCGGACGCGCTGGAGTCCATCTACCGGGGTCACGTCGCGATGTGCCCGTCGCCCGCGAGTCAACATCTCGACGTGTTCGCCGAGACGGTCGCGTGTACGCTTGCGGTTGCCGAGACATCGGACCTTCGGGAGCTCGGGCCTCAGCTCGCGGCTCAGTACACGTTCGACCGGGCCGCGGTCGCGCTCGAGGGCATCATTCGGGACGCGAGCCTGTACGCGGGTCCTCGATATCTTCAGCGCGCCTGTGCGGAGTAGCGATGGCGTACAGCGAGCAAGACCGAACCTACCTGCGACACTTCGTCGGCTACGGGGCGATCTTTCTCCAGGCCGAGCCGCGACTCGAGAACGCCATCACGGCGACCCAGTCGGAGGCGGATGGGGGGGCGCGTCCCGACAGCAACGTCGAAAACTACATCAAGGGAATCGTGTACGGAAGCGCGGCGCAAGCCGGCAATCCCGTGACGCCCGGCCCTACGACGCAGTCCACCACGTTCGCGATGCCGGCCCAGCAGGGGCTTTTGACGTTGGAGGCTCAGATCCAGGTCATGTGGCCCATTACGTTTGTCCAGAGTTCGGACAACAAGGAGGCGGTGCTGGACGTGTTCCGCGGCATCGTGTTGCTGCGCAAAGAAGGTCGTCGCCTTTGCCACGCGCTTGCCAGGATGCTCGGCATGAAGGGGGTCCGGGCCGATGTCTTTTCTGCGGCTCCAGTGATTCTCGACGACGACCCGTTCGCCTATGACAATTTGCAGCACTGGAGGCTCGGTCCCTAGTGAAGATCGAGCTCATCGACGGACCTGGCGGTCGCCCTTTCGCGATCCCGGCGGAACCCCGGAATACGCGTGACCATGCGGAATGGATCTGCCGACAAGTGTTCGCCGGTGAGTACGACCACGCCTCGCTACCGGAGCGCGTCGAGGTCGCGGTCGACGTCGGGTCACACTGCGGGAGCTTCGTCGCGTGGGCAGCGCACCGCTGGCCCTCGCTCACGACGGTCCATTGCTACGACCCCAACGAAGCCGCGCTCGAGTTGACGTTCGCCAACGCGCACCCGCGGCTCCGCGTCCATCGCTTCCCTGCGGCCGTGACGGAGCAGGAGCGGGCCTACTTTGGACTCCCGTGGGATTGGGGGAGCGCGAAGACGCACCAGTTGTCCGTCACCGAGGGTCGAGCGGTCCCGACGGTGCACCCTCGAGATCTCCCGCGCTGCGACGTTCTGAAGTGCGACAGCGAAGGGACCGAGATCGAGGTCATGAACCACTTCCGCCACTGGGACGACCTCAAGGCGCTGTTGGTCGAGTTCCACTCGCGCGACCACCGCGTCGCGCAGCGCAAGATCGCGACGGCGCGTGGATTCCGGTGCCTCTCGGAGGTCGACCACGAATACGGGGTCGCGATATGGGTGCGGACGTGAAGCGGGTCGAGATCAAGACGTTTCTCAAGCGCGAGTTCCTCGTCGTCGATCCCGCGAGCGTGGGGTTCGAAGAACACGACAACGCGTGCTTCGACCAGGACGAGCCCGTGCGGCATCTGCTGGCGGGGCTTCGGCCCGGCGACGTGTTCGTGGACGTCGGGGCGCACTTCGGGGCCTACGCGCTCGCGGCCCTCACGATGGGGTGCCGCGTACATGCGTTCGAGCCGTCGGACGTTGCGCACGCGGTCCTAAGGGCCAACGTCGTGGCGAACGAATGGACGTCGCGCTGCGCCATCCACAAGCTCGTGCTCTGGGATCGGACCCCGTACCCCGCGGAGTTGTCGGGGGAGGTCTTTACGCGTCACTACCCCACGGTGACGTGGAGGGTTTCGACGCTCGATGACCAGGTGACCCACGCTCACATGGTCAAGATCGACGTCGAGGGTGCGGAGCTGGGAGTGCTGCTGGGGGGGCGCCGCATGCTCGAACGATGCCGCCCCACGCTCATCATCGAGGACCACGAGGACGTCGACCTGCCGGGCGTGACGCAGATCTGCGACTACCCCAAGAGCGTCGACAGCTCGCGCCGCATCCACGCGCTGCTGGGCGAACTGGGGTATGGGGTCGAGGTCGTGCCGTGGGACGTGTCGCGCCGGTACATCGTCGCGAGGCCAGCATGACGATCTTCGCAGCCGAGACGACGCTACGCCTCATCCGGGTCCCGACCACCGCGGTGCTGCAGCAGGTTGACGTCTCGAGCTACCCGGACGGCACGTTGGCGTACGTTTCGGCTTCTCAGAGCTACTACTGCCGCCAGTCCCTCCTGCAGCCCAATGGGGGCACGATCCTGTCGGCCGCCAATGGGCCAGGGGGGTGGGCTCAAACCTTCACGGTCACGACGTCGTGACGGTCCTCTACGGGGCCGAACAGACGTTGGAGGTCATCGGGGTACCGACCAAGTCGCAGCTCCAGCAACTCGACGTCTCGTCGTACGGTGATGGCACGTTGGCCTACGTGGCCGAGACCGCGAGCTTCTACAGTCGCCAGTCGCTACTCGGTAGCAACGGGGGCACGATCCTCAAGTCCGCCGGCCCCGGCGGTTGGGCGCAAGTCGTCGCGTCTTCGAGTGGAGGCATGCCGGCGGGGGCCACGCAGGCGTATGACGCGCTCGTCATTGCCAGCATCACGAAGTACGTCTACGGGGCCCAGGGCACCAACGAGGGACAACTCTGCACGGCCGCTGCGAACCTTGGTAGCGGCGGCGGCTCGGCCACGCAGCCATCCCCGCCCAGTTTCTCGACGACGTGCCTGCACGACGAACTGAACCTGGCAGGACAGCCCGCCTTCGTGTTCGGCAACGACGGTGACAACCTCGTCTTCAACGACGCGGCGACGACCGCACTGTCGCTCCCGTCGCTCCCATGGGGATTGCCCTTCACGCTGTTCGTGGTCGGCCGAGGCGACACCGGTACGCTGTTCGAACTCGGGGCTGGTGTCGCGAGCAACCCCGGTATGCTCATGACGACGACCACTGGGCCGTCGCTCGCGATCAACCGGACGGGTAGCTCCGAGGAGACGGCGAATGCTTATCTGTCGCCGAGTAGCCTGGTGACGGCACTTGGCGCGAGCGTGTTCTACACGCTTCTGGAGACGGACAGCGGCGTCACGGTCGACGGCTCGAACAACATCAGCGCGTGGGCGGACCAGAGCGGCAACGGCAATGGCCTATCGCAGGCGACAGCGGGCAACCGTATCCCGTTCGTGTCGAGCGGAGGCCTCGCGAATGGCAAGCCGTACCTGAATTGCACGGCCACGAGCGGCCAGACGATCGCGGGGACGTTCTCCGTGCCGCTCGGATACGAGGTCGCGATCGTCTGCACGCAGGCAAACAGCAATACGCTGATGACCGCCTTCGATACGAACGGCGGCAACAGCAACGCGATCCTCTCCTTCGCGTCGTCGAACTTCCAGATCTTCGCCGGTTTCAACAACACCAATGCGTTGAACGTGGCGGACGGAGGCGGCATCCCGCACATGTTCGCGTTCGCCGCGCCGGTCGCGCAAAACGCCACGGCGCAGGTGGACGGAGGCGTCCTTATTGCGAGCGGCACAGGCGTCGCGACCGCGCTGACCAACGTGTCCGTCGGTTCGGCCGTTGGCGGCGGCGAGCCGTGGTACGGACAGATTTACGCGGTCTGCATCACCAAGACGCTCACGGCGGCGCAGCGCTTGATCCGCGACAACTACCTCACCCAGAAGTACGGGTGCAATCACCAGCTATGGGCATCCGATGACGGGTGTCACACGTGGATCGTGACGAGCAACGGTACCGACCCGCCCACGATCACGCGCGACGGTCAGGCTCTTGCGCTGACGACGAACGCAGTGAGCCCCGGCACTGGCACCGCCACGGTCTCTGGGATGCTCGGCGCCTCGCACGCGCTGTCCGCGATCGGCATCGGCGCCATTGCGCGATGGTACCTGTATTCCTCCGTGCTGAGTGGCGCACTACTGGCGCAGGGGTTGGCGGACTGCCAAGCGAAATGGCCGTCATCGCCGACAACGTCCGGACCGCAGACAGTCAAGGTGCTGGAGGCGGGCGACTCGATCACGGCAGGTGCAGGGGTCAACAGCGTGTACCGCTACCGCCTCGACGGTCGTCTCATGGTCTACGGTGGCCCTAAGTACGGATCGCCAACGTACGGCTATCCGCTCAACTTCGGGGTCGGAGGCACCACGCTCGCGCAGATCGGCGCGTCGGTCACGAGCAGCGTCGTTCCGGCGCTCACGCCAGGCGTCAAAAACCTCGTCATCATCCAGGGCGGCACGAACGACCTCGAGCAGAGTCGGACCGCGCTTCAGATGATCGCCGACTGGCAGACAGCCGTCGGTAACGCCGTGACGGGGCTCGTCGCGCTCGGCGACGGGCTCACGCACGGAGTGGTGGTCATCACGACGCCATACCTCGGGCCCAGCAACGAAGCGGTGCGGCTGCCGGCGAACGCAGGCGTGAGGGCCAACTACGCGTCCTGGGGCAGTACATCTGGCGCCACGAAGGCCGTCGTCATCCTGGCCGACGTGGGCGCCGACGCGATGATGGGCAGTCACGGCACGACCATCACGACGCCATATTTCGTCGCGGACGGGGTGCACCCGAGCAAGATCGGATACGAGCGCATGTACGCCGTTCTGGCGGCGGCGCTCGCGACGAGTGGCTTCTGAGCGCAATGGCGACGTACCGCGACGTCATCCTGGGTCCCATCGATATTGTGCGGGGCGTCGGGGGGCTGCTGGGCCTCCGGGTCTACACCGTGACGGTGCTGGTCCGGACGTGGGATGGACCGCGGCCGGGCGTCGGGACTTCGAGTGACGTCACGACGCAGCTCACCAACGCGCTGCCGGGGGGCGGTCGGACGCCGGTCCACGTCGTACAGCTTTCGAGGCGTGACATCATCGCGTCGGGTGGGGTCTACGCGGACCGCGACATCAAGGTCGGACCCATTACGCCCCCCTACCCGGCCGGCATCGGGTTTCCCGCGGGGGGCTTCGACGACGCGACTGCGGACCCCGCGGTGCCGGTCTCGCAAAAGCCCGTCGAGGTCTTCTGGAACGTCGTGGGGCCGGGGTGGCCCGTGGGGCCGGGGGGCTGGGCGCAAAAGGTTGGAGAAGAGTTCACGGCCCTCCACCTCAACGTCATCTTGAGGGCCAACGGTGACACACCATGACGCTCGAAAGACAAGCGGCCGCGATGGGGGCCGAGCCTTTGAGGAACCCCGCCGAAACTTTTACGTGTCCGGCGTGTGGCCACGAAGCCCCGTGGCCTCCCGGACCTCCTCCGCGCGAGAGCATCTTCCGCTGCGACGAATGCCGAACCCGCGTGGCATACGGCGTCGCGATGCCGCGCGTCACCGTGACGCCCGACGAGACCGATCCCCGATTTGTTCTCCTCGTGTTCGAGACGATTCACGCCGGCAGCAAGGCCGCGGTGGTGCACCGAGTCGACCGTGCGTACGGGGCCAACATCCTGCACAACCTCCAGAGCATCTCGCGCTGATGTTTTCCGCGAAGTTCGAAACGGCTCGCACGCGTTCGGGGCTCGAAGCGCTGGAGGGTGGACTCCACCAGGCGATCGACCTCACGATGCGGGCCGCGGTTCGGGCCGCGGAGGAGAGCGCGCTCCGCACAACCCTTTTCAGGGATCGGACCGGCAAAACTCGCGGCTCCATTCACGCCGAAGTGACGCGTGGCGAACGAGGTCTGCGGGGCTTCGTGATCGCGCGGGGGGCGGCGGCGTTTCTCGAGAACGGGACTCGTGCGCACGCCATCGTGGCGAGACGCGCCAAGGCGCTCCACTTCTTCGTCAACGGCCAGGAGTTCTTCCGCCGCTCGGTACAGCACCCGGGGACTTCGGCGCGTCCCTTCATGCACGAGGCGCGACACGTCGGTGAAGTCGCGGCCGCGTTTGCCGCGCAAGAATACGTCGGGTACGCGATCGAGAAGGCGCGGTGACGCGTGGTCCAGCCGCTCCCCTACAGCGACTTCGAGATCGACGCCGCGGTGCTGCCGCTCGCGACCGGGAGCCCCAACACACTGCTCCGGGACGCGGACCCCGTTTTCTTCTACATCATCGACTTCTACAAATTTCTCATCGAGACCTACGTGGGGCCTCGGCTCCTCGAGGCCGCGCGCGCGGCCTTCACGACCCAGAACCCGATCGAGACTGCGGTCGCGCAAGTCTACCCGTGGCCTCCAGCGCTCGAGCTCACGACCAATCAGTTTCAGTTTCCGCTCCTCGCGGTCTACCGCAAGACCTCGACCTACACGCGTAAGACCGCGAGCTGGGAAGAGGACACGTGCAGCTTCGACTGCGTGTACGTTTTGCCGCCCCTTACGGCGGGCCAGAGCGAGCAGCTACTCCCAATTCTCCGCAGCGTCGAGATGACGCTGCGACGCAAGACCACTCAAGGCTACGACCCCGGCTACACGCCCCCGGGCGGCACGACGGGCGAGCAACCCTGGACCCTCACGCTCGCGGGCCTCGACGAGATTGGGTTCACGCGCGGCCACTACGGCACTTGGGACGCGACCCAAGACAGCAAGGGCTTGAAGTTCCCGTTCCTCCTCATGGAGGGGTTCGTACGTGAACGCGACATGTACCTTCCGGGCGAGAAGTTCGCGGGCGGCGACATCCAGATGGACCTCGTGGCGCCCGACCTCACGACGGTACCGAACCTCGTGAGTGTCTCGACCCAGCAGGCCCCCACGATCACCTCTCTAAGTGTTGCGACGGGTCCCATCGCGGGCGGGACGTCGGTCACGATCACGGGCACGCTTTATCTTCCGGTCCCCGCGGTGCTGTTCGGCGTCACGCCCGCGACGAGTGTCGTGTGGAACAGCGCCACGAGTCTTACGTGCGTGACGCCGGCCGTCAGCGGCAGCGGTACGCTCTCGGTCACGGTAGTCAACGAAGACGGCCAGACCGTCACGCTTCTCAACGCGTTCACGTACACCTGAAGATGGAGTCTCGAGATGCCTGACGACAAGATTCGCGTGTTGCCTCGCGGCACGGCGCGTGTGCAGGATTACGGGGCCCTGATGGGGAGCGGCATGAACCGGTTCCACGGTTGGACGCTCGACAGCACGCTGGGCAAGCCCTTTACGGACCCTGCGACCCGGCAGCCGCGGCGACACGCGGTCTACCTCAAGAAGCTCGGCGTCGAGGCTGCGGTCGAGATCAGCGTCGATGACCCCTACTACGGCGAGTACGTGCGTCACCTTCGGGACGGGGACCTTTGGCCTGCCGACCTCGAGACCGCGCAGCGGGCCAACGTGAAGTTCGACCCCACGTTCGGCGACGAGCACGGTGACAAGGCGAAGGCGGAATTCAAGGCCGCGGTCGCGGATCTTGTGAAGCGCCACGGCCAGACGCCACCCCCAGAAGTCCCGGGACCCAAGAAGACCGACACCACCCCCAGTGCCGCTAAGGCAGGGCCCCTCGCGGCCCCGGAGAAGTGACGATGAGTCTCGCGAGCATCATCCTCGTTGGGCTTTCGGCCAGCTACCCGATCCCCGGCGTCTACTTCGAGCTCGACTTCGCGCAGGGGCCGGTGGCGGGAAGCTCGAGCCCCCGCACGGCCCTTATCATAGGCAACAAGACGACCGCCGGGTCCGCGACGATCGAGACCGTCGTGTACGGCCCCACGTCGTCGACGCCCGTCCAGACCGAGGCCGACGTCATCAGCCTGTTCGGCACCGGGAGTCAGATCCATCGCGCGTACCTGCGATTCACCGCGATCAACCCCACGACGCAGCTCAACTACATCTGCGTGGCGGAGAGTGGGGGTGCGAACGCGAGCACGACCCAAACGATCGCCACGACGGCGACGAGCAACGGCAACTGCCGCGTGTGGTGCGGTCAGGACTTCGTCGACACCCAGATCTCGCTCGGCGACACCGCGAGCGTCATCGCGGCCAACATCGTGCTGTCAGTCAACAGCCAGACGCGTTGGCCCGTGACGGCCGCCGCGGTGGCGGGCGTCGTGACGTACACGGCCCGCAACGCGGGTCCCGAGGGCAACTGGATTCGGATGCAGGCCCTCATCACGCCCGCGACTGGCACGATCGGCACCACCACGACGCTCACGACCAACTCGTTTCTCAGCGGTGGCACGACGGCGGACAACAACACCAACGCGCTCGCGACCATCAAGAACACGCGCTACTACACGATCGTCTCCTGCGACTCCGACGCGACCAACCTCGGCCGGCTCGTGACGCAGATCAACAGCGACGCGCAACCCACGGTCGGAATTCGACAGCGCGGCTTCGCGGGTTCGATGGACACGGTCGCGAACGTCATCACGCTCGCGACCGGCCAGAACGCCGCGCGGCTCGAGGTCATCGCGGGCGCGGCGTGCGACATGCAGCCGCTCGAGATCGCGGCCAACAACGCGGCGCTGTACTCGTTGCTGGAGTCCGGGGCGGCCGTGGGAGTCGCGCGCAAGAACTTCAGCAACTTTCCCGCGAGCGCGGCCGATGCGACGCTCTGGCAAGTCTTGCCGGGTCGCAACGGCATCGGGGGTTCGCCCACGACGGCGCAGATCGTCTCGATGCTGAACAACGGCGTGACGCCGATCGCGATCTCGACCAGCGGCGCGAGTTACCTCGTGAAGCGCGTCACGACCCACTGCCTCAACGGGTCGGTGCCGGACTTCCGGGTTCGCGACCCCCACAAGGTCAGCGTGTGCGACTACTGGGGCGACGATGCCGTCGCGCTCACGCAGCTCCAGTTCGGCGGCAAGGACTTGCTGCCCGACGTTGCGCAGGGCCAGCCTCCCCCTCCCAGTATCGCCGTCATGCCCTCGCTCTGGGGAGGGGCGCTCAAGGGCCTCGTGTCGCTCTACGGGAACGCGGGCCAGTTTCAGAACACGGCCAACATCCTCGCGACCGCGATCGTGCAAAAAGAGGTTTCGCCGCCCAACCGGCTCTCGGCCCTCTTCCAGCTCACGCCCGTCGACATCGCGGACCAATTCGCTCTGCTCGCTCTCCAGACTGGCTGAGAGCTGCGCCCCCCTGTCTCGAAGCCGTAGGAGGAACTCGAAATGGCGAATCTTCAACTGTACTCGCTCATCTACTGGACCGTGGACGGTGCGCTGCTGGCCGAGCAAAAGAGTGGGTCGATCGACCGTGCGACCAACAGCCAGGCGGTCAACACCGTGGCGAAGGGGTACGCGGGAGAGTCGCCGGGCGCCGCCATGACGGAGTTCTCGGTCGAAAACGCGGTGCCGGCTCCAGGGTTCGAGTTCGACGCCGGCAAGAAGATGGCGGCCCTCATCCCGACGCACCTCTACGAGATCGGGCCCGGGGGCCTGCAGTACAGGGGAGAGTGTTTCATCATCAGCGACTCGCTCAAGCACGGCGTCAATCAGGAGGCGACCTACAGCTTCCGGGCCCGCGGCCCCATGACGCTCTGGAGTCAGTAGCGAACGGATAGCGGGTCATCCGCTCTAGGATGACGCAGGAACGCCTTTCCGCCCTCCAGGGCGCCCAAGGTCTCTCCACCCCTCAAAACGCGTTCCCGGGGCGACCTGGGAAGGGAGCGACATGCAGCAGACCAACAGCCCCCCGGCCCGCATTGATCCTTCGGACCTCTGGGGGCAGCTCACGACGCTGCCGCGCCCCACCAAGGAGATCGGCTATCCGCGTCGCCACCCCGTGACGGGCGACTGGCTCGAGGCCCGCGTCAGCGTCCAGGTCCTGACCGAAGCGGAGCTCATGAGCGCGCGCGCGGCCGCGGACACCTACGCGAAGTCCGTCCTGAAGGATGCGCAGAAGTCGGGGGATGCGAACCTCGGCTATCAGGACATCTACCGCAACGCGCTCGTGGTCGAGGTTATCGTCAGGGCGTGCCGCGCGCCCGGGATGCCGGGCAATCCTCCGGCGTTCCCCAACGCCGAGTTGGCGCGCAAGTTCGTCACGAGCGACGAGTTCGCGGTACTGTTCCAGGCCTACTGCGACTTCCAGGCCGAGAGCGGTCCCATCATTTCGATGATGACGAACGACGAGATGGAACAGTGGCTCGAGCGCTTGGCCGAGGGGGCGAGCCAAGTCCCTTTAGCTGCGCTGTCGTCGGACGCGAAGAATCTGCTGCTCTTGCATTCGGCGTCACGCCTTCGAGCGTTACGGACGGGCAGTGGCTCTGCTGGGCCGCCGCCAAGCGGGTCCTCCACCGAAATCTCCCCCGAGAGCCCGAACGACAGCAGTCCGCCCGAGGCATCACGGCCGACCAGGCCCGAGCCATCTTAGCCCAAAACCCCCCGCCCATCCGCCGGTAGACCGCCCGCCGAACGAAAGTTATCCCCCCGAACTCCCAGACGTCACGAAGCCCACCTGAGAATGTCCTCCGGGTGGGCTTTTCGTTTTTTCCTCCCTAAAAGTGATGCCGTGAGATCAAGATGGCGATTGACCCCGTTTTGATTCGATTTGCCACCGCGGGGGTGGCGGACGTCGAGCGCGCGTTCGCGACCATCGAGGCGCGGATGCTCAAGGCCGAGGAGTGGGCCGTCAAGGAAGCGACGCGGGCCTCGAAGCGGCGCGTTCTGGTCGCGAAGGAAGAGGCGACGGAGCGCGAGAAGCTGATCGACAAGACTGCGGTTGCCGAGAAGAGGATCGGCGATGGGGTCGCGAAAGAAACGGAGCGACTCGAACAGTGGAAGGAGCAGGTGCGTCGGCGCTCGGCCGAGATGGCGGGTCGCTACGCCGAGCAATCGGCCAACGCCGAGATCCGGGAAGCACGTCGCGCCGCTGAGGAGATCGAGCGTCAACGTGCCCGCATCAGTCGTGGCATCGGGCACGCCGTCACGAGGGGCGTAGGCCACTCGCTGGGCAGCATGGCGAGCCTCGCGGGCGGTGCGCTCGCGATCGGGGGCGGGTTCGCGCTGGCCGACATCGCGAGCAAGGAACTCTCGGCCCAAAAGACGGCCGCGCTCCTCGTCAACGCCGTCACGACCGGCGGTGCCCCGCCTCCGGGCGCCAACGTGGGCAGCATCCTGTCGCTCGCGAGCGGTGTCTCGCAGGATACCGGGATGGCGAAGGGCGATGTCGTGGCGGGCATGCTGGAGTACAGCCGCAAGGCACGCGGCGGCGACTTTCAGGGCGTGATGGCGAACGCGGGTTTCTTCGCCAAGCTCTCCAAGGTCACGGGCACCGACATCAACGAGATCGCGAGCGCGGCCGGCACGCTCCAAAGTCAAAATCAGGATCTCAAGTCGGGCGACATGCAGCAGATGTTGCTCGACGTCTACGCTCAAGGCAAAGCGGGCTCGATGTCGATGGTCGACGTCGCGAGGCAGATCGGAATTCTGTCGTCGACTCGCTCGTCCTACCAGGGCAACGCGGCCGACAATCAGCGCAAGCTTTTGGCACTCGGGCAGCTCGCGGCGCCGGAAGGCACCGTCGAGGAGGCCGGGACCTTCATCAAAAACCTCTCGGCCGAGGCGGGGGCGCATCGCAAGTCCACCAAGGATACGGTGGGGTTGGAACAGATGGGGGTCAAGTACGACCAGTATGGGCGCATGGAGTCGCCCGAGCAGATGATCGCTTCGGTGTTTCGCGGCACCGGGGGCGACATCACGAAGATCGAGAAGATTTTCGGTCTTCGGGGCACCGCCCTCTTCCGGTCATTGCAGCCCGCCTACACGGCGGCGGGTGGAGGGGAGGCCGGCATCGCGGCCATCCAGGCCAAGATGGCGAGCGTCACGGGCGCCACGATGACGGGCGGGGATCTCGATGCCCAGATGCAACAGCTCATGTCGACGCCCGCGGAGCGGTTTCAAAAAGCGCTCAATCAAGTGAGTGAGGTCGTGAGTCAGCGCGTCGAGCCCATCCTGGATCGCTTGGCCGGCACGCTCGAGAACAACAAGGAGGCCGTGGAGAAGTTCATGAACGGCATCTTGGACGTCGCGGAGTGGCTGATTCAAAACCCGTGGCGCGGCATCGGGACCGCTGTCACGCTCAGCATCACGAAGGAGCTCGCGACCGCGGGGTTGGGTCAGCTCGTCGGCCAGGCGTTGACGAACCGTATCGGCCAGGGGGGTGGCATCATCGCGGCCGCGGCCGCGATCACGATCACCGGCATGGCGATCATCGACTGGCTGGCCAACAAGGACGTGGGGGAACAACGGGGGAAACTCGCGGGTGAACTCGGCGCCACCAACGACATCAGTAACGTGCGGGGCAACATCCGCACGGGCAAGGTCACGCCCGCGGACGTCGCGAAGATCCAAAAGGACATCGCAACGCAAGAGGCGAAGCTGAAGGACGAGCAAGACGCTGGCAAGGTCTTTGACGTCCACCGCGGACTCGGCAGCATGGTGAGCTTTGGTGCCATCGCGCAAGGGCTCGGGCTGGACCAGGGGCGTCACAAGGCGGAGGTCGACGGTACGATCCGAACGCTGAAAGATCTTCGGGAAGCGCTGGCCGATACCGCGAAGGCTCTGCACGATACGGCCGGCGTGGCGTCGGTCGACCCCGCGCGCCACGTCCCCATCGGGTCACCGGGGAGGTAACGCGTGCCGCTCAATCCTCTTGCAGCATCGGGAACCGCGGCCGGCATCGCGGCCAGCCAGGCGGCCGCGACCGCGGGTCAAAACAACGTCGCGGCGTCGACCGACCAGCTGTTTTCGAACCTTCTCCCGATGTCGTGGCGCGCCATTGAGGTCCCGTACGAGGAGACGTCGATCGAGCTTCGACAAGACCTCGCGATCCACAAGTTTTCGGACCGTGACGGTGCCCACATCGAGGGCACGGGGCGTGCGCCCCTGCAGTTCCGTGCCCGCATTCCGTTCATCAACGGGCTGTCGCGCGGTCTGCAGGAGAGCTGGGTCCAGCCCCTCTATCCGCTGGTGTGGCGGCAGTTCTTTGCCGCGTGTGCTGACCGCACGACGGGGCTATTCATCCAGCCGGAGTTGGGGGAGTTCAAGTGCAAGGTCGAATCGTTTTCGACGACGTGGAGCGCGACGCGTCGGGGCGGCGTGGACTGCAACGTCGTGTGGCTCGAGACCGACGACAGCATCGACGAGCTGGGGTTTGACCTCGCGTCGCCATCGCCACTCGCGAATGCCCAGCAGGCCGCGGGAGATCTCGACAGCGACATCCTGAACCTCGATCCCGCGATCGTGCCGCAGCCCTATGTGCCGCCCTTCAGCTTCTCGGACCTCATGATGTCGATTCGGGCTGTGACGGACATCCCCACCCTTCTTTCCAAGGAGTTTGCGGGCCGCATCGACAACTTCATCTACCAGGCGCAGCAGCTCGAGGACTCGCTCAACAGGGCCGAGAACGCGAGCCCTCTCAACTGGCCGATGTTCCAGAGCGCCGAGTTGGGCAAGAGCGCGTGCTACGACCTCAAGGCCACGCAGATCGCGAAGGCGCGGCCCGTCTCGTTCTACCGGTCGCCCAAGGACTGCACGCTGGCGCAAATCTCCGGGCAGCTCAACGCCAACATCGTCGACATCATGACGCTGAACCCCGCGTACGTGCAGACCCCCGTCGTGCCGGCCAACAGCATCGTGCGGTTCTACACCCCCACGACTTAGGGGAATGGATACCCGGTCATCCATTCCCCATGGCGCTCTTCGACAACAACCCGCCCGAGCTGGGCAGCGTTGCGATCAAGTTCCCGAACGTCTTTCTCCAAGGGGGGGTGCCGCTCGAGTTCCAGAAGTTCATCGCGTACGAGTACAATCAGGACTTCCTCACGCCTTCGGACGGGTGGAGTTTCTCGATCGACGTCGACGAGATCAGCGACATCGAGCGGATCGCGATCACGCCTAGGACGCGGGTCGAAGTTTGGATCAACGGCCAGCGGCAGACCGTCGGGTACGTGGACGATATCGCGGTACGGGGCGACCGGTCGTCCGGCTTCGTCATGACGATCGAGGGGCGCGACTGGCTCTCGCCCGCGGTCGACTGCCATGTGGACCCCAAGTCGCGCTTCAAACCCACGATGACGATCGAGCAGGTCGTGCAGGAGGTGTTTGGGCCCTTCGGCATTACGGCGTTGGCGGATGACAACTCGGCGAACCGCAACGCCATCACGGGCGCGATTTACGGAACTCGCACGTCCAAGACGGGCAAGCCGCTCAAGAACGTGATCGCGCACGAGCTGAAGCCGTACCCCAACGAGGGCGCGTTTGCGTTCGCGAGTCGAGTGACACAGCGCGCGGGGCTTTGGATCTGGCCCGCGGCCGACGGTCAGACGGTCGTCGTGGGGCAGCCCGACTTCGACCAGGACATCCGGTACCAGCTCCGCCAGACCGCGAGTGACGGCGGGATCCACAACAACGTCGAGTCGACCGACGTCCGGGTTTCGGCCAAGGGTCAGCCGTCCGTCATCATCACGACGGGGTTCGGAGGCGGGGGCGAGTACGCGAAGTCGACCCTGAAAGCCGGGATCTTCAATCCCGCGGTCGACATCGACAATGAGGCGAGGTCCGAGATCGTCGACGCCTACCCCGAGATTAAGTTTCTTCAACTCCCGGCCGCGACCGTCGCCTTCCCGAGCTACACAGAGCCGGGCGCCCGCCCCCTCTACCTCTACGACCCCGAGAGTCACAATCAGGCCGAGCTAGAGTCCTACACCTATCGGCAGCTCTCGATGTGTCTCCGGCGCTCGCTCGCGTGCCACTACACCATCCAGGGCCACGTGCTGAACAACCAGCCGGTCGCGGTGGACACCATTATCGATGTCGACGACGAGCCGAGCAACCTCCAGGGCGCCCTCTGGGTACTGGGGCGACGCTTCTCCAAGGCGGCCCGTCAAGGTACCAAGACGAAGCTCGAACTCATTCGCCCCGGATCCCTCATCTTCGGACCCACCCATTGAGAACCGCACAAGACACCTTCAGCTACTTGTTCGACGTCGGGAAGGACGTCCTGTTCGCCGCTATCGACGCCGCGACGAAAACAATTCTCTGTCAGCTCGGCGATTCGACCAAGCAGGTGCCCGACAGCGACCAGGCGGAGCTCTGGGGACCGCCGGGACTCTGGTCCCTCCCCGCGCCCCCCACACAGGGTGGAGCGTCGTGTCAGGCCATCACGATCAAGCACTCGAATCGCGACATGATCATCGCGACGCGAGACCTGCGGCGTTCCTCGGTCTACGGCAACCTCAAGTCGGGCGAGACGTGCGTCGGGGCCAACCTCGGTCAGGCCCGCACGCTCTACAAGGCCGACGGGAGCGTGACGCACCTCACGACGAGCGACAACACGTCGGGCGGTACGACCATCAGCGAAACGATAGGACCCTCGGGCTATACACTCTCGACCCCTTGGGGGGGCATCACGATCAACGCGCAGGGCATCACGATCACGGCCGGGCAAGCGGCCCTCATGCTGACGGCCACGGGGGACGCGAAGCTCATTGGCCAGACCGCGAGTGTGCACGGGAGTGTCGCGGCCCTGGTGGGCGACGTCCTGACGACCATCGGACCCAAGCCCGCGGCACCCGCGACGCCGGCCCTCTATGGCCCCACGGCGCTCGCGGGGCTGCCGTCGACCAACGTCTTCATCAGCGTGTGAGGTTCCGATGTCACTCTGCAATCCTCCGTCGCTCAGCATCCCGGTCCCGACGCTGGATCCCCTCGCCATCATCGAGACCATCCTGCAGTTCCTCGGCATCACGGTTCCCCAAATGCCCACGACCCCCATCCCACCGCCCTTTTGCCCTTTGGATTGACCCGATGCCCATCGGAGCAGGAGGGTGTCCCGCGGGATCGTCGTCGGCGGGTTACGGTGTGCCGGACAGTGCGGCGGTGCCAAACAACGCGCTTTTGCCGTTGCCCGCCAACGGGCTTCCGCAAACGGGACGCGCCCTCAACCCCACGACAAAGTCCTACAGCTTCACGACCGATGGACGCGTTGTCGGGTGTCCGACGGTTCAGCAGCTCGTGCAGCTCGCGCTCACGACGATCTTCAACTCGTCGGCTCAAGCTGGGCTCGGGAGCAAGCTGTCGCTCATCCAAGAGAAGGGGAGCGACTACGGTCAGCAGGTCACGGCCGCCATCACGGACGCGCTGGCGGACCTCGTAAAGGACAAGCTCGTGCAGATCGTCTCCGTCACGGTCCTACAGCCCTCGAGTAGCCCCGATGCCGGTATCGCGGTGCTGCAGTGGATCGACCTCACGACGGGGCAGCAGAGCCCCCTCCTCGTAGGACCATGACCGCCCTTAACACCTACGCGACCAAGACCAACGTCCAGATCCGGGACGATATTCTTCGTACGATCAAGAACGGTCTCATCGCGATCGGGATTCCGAAACCGAACGTGGGGCCTGGGAGCGACTACTGGCTCCAGGCCACCGCGTTCGCTAACGAGCTCGCGGTCGTGCAGGCGAACGGCACCATCACGGCCGACCAGCTCATGCCCGACACCGCGACGGGCGATTCTCTTGACCGTTGGCTCAACCTCTTCGGGCTCTCGCGCCGGCCCGCGATCGGCAGTACGGGCGTCATCACGATTACGGTCAGCGTCACGAGTACCTTGGTGGCGACCGGCCAGCAACTTCTCGACAGCACGGGGCTTCGGTACGAGGTCACGGTCGGGGGGAGCTACGGCAACGGTGCGCTGGTGCCGGTCCGCAGCCTCGACGCCGGCAAGGCGACGAATCACGCGAATGGCGACGTCTTGACGTGGGTCAGCGCCCCCTTCGCGACCGCGACCAACGCGACCGTAGGCTCGCTCGGGGGAACGGACGGCCTCACGGGCGGCGCCGACAGCGAGGTTGGGGTCGACGAGCCGCCGCGCCAGCGTCTCTTTTCGCTTCTGCAGAATCCT